ATATATCCCCTTTTTTTGACATCTCTATATTTATTGTTAGGTAAATTTTATGTCTAACGATTACGAAATATTCAAGGGTAAAAGCCTATCAGATGTCTTTAAGAACATATACGATAATTCCCACACCAATAAAAAGCAATTAGAAGTTCTAATGAAAGAGGTGGTCGGATTTATTAAGGACGGAGATACGGCCGTTCAGATTATCCCTATGTTAAAAGAGTATTTGGAAATCAATGTTAAGAACGATGAACAACTTGTTAAATTGGCAACAATCGTTCAAAGAATTACAGCAGCAGAAAAAAGAGCATCAGATTCAGGAGATGAGTTCGGTTTAACAGAAGCAGAAAAAAATCAACTTATGGACGCAATAGAAACAGATGTTCAAGAGTTACAAATCAAAAAAGACGAAATAGAAAATTCAATCAGTAAGGAAAATTAATGGCCTATACAAAAACAGGTGAAATGTCTGGACTGGATACGGTATTTGACAATTCATATGTTACTAAGAATGAATTGTATGCAATACTTGAACAATTAAAAAAATCTGAAAGGTTTTATGAGTTGGAAATTTTTGAAGTTGTTAGTGTTGATGACATCAATGTAGGTGAAGTTACTGGTAGGTACGTTGTATCTGAACAAGGTGATACAATCGAGGAAATTGAAGATAGAACAATCTTACCACTAAATTCCAACATAATTCAGTTTCCATTACGAGGCGAATTGTGGTTAGGTATAGAGTATAAAGGGAATCATTACTACTTATCAAGATTAAGTGAAGATATTAGAGATATAAATTTTGAAGCTTTTAATGAAAGTACAAAAATAGAAAACAAAACTTCTGATTCATCGAGAGGTAAAAACTTTATAGATATTAAACCATCATATGCAGATGTTAAAATTGGTGATACACTATTACAGGGTAGATTTGACAATTACATTAATTTAGGAAGTGTTGAGAATACGGGTTCTATTCAAATAAATAACAATAGTTCACTATTATCAATGACTAATATTGAAGAACCAAGAGTTCAAATATTATCTGATAAATTTGTGGTTGGTGCTAATGATACAATTGATTTAATAGCCGATAAGGATATTAATATTAATTCAAGTCAAGGTGATGTAAACATTGAATCAGAAAGTAATATAGTATTAAACCCAAGAAACAGCACTATTGAATTTGATATCAAGAATGGTGGTACGATTTTAAGTTCTACAAAAGAAGGTATTCCATTTCCAGAATTAAATATGTCTGGATTTTTAAAACAAACTATGGGAATACAAAAATTATTTCAAGCACTAACTTTAGGAGTTCCTAAATTATCTAATCCAGCAACATTACCTTCTGGAGTAAAAGATATTGTTAAAGGTTTGGAAGGAGCAAAAAACTTTATAGAAGCTACATTAAATTTAGAATTTTTAGAAAAGGAAATACTTACTACAAAGACACCAGAAGAAATTGCAGCGTCATTACCGATACCGGCTGGAATTAAAAATATAGTTGGAGACATACAAACTTTTTCTGAGGGTATTGACGAAAATATAAAAAAATTAGAAAAGGTAGTTAGTGATAATGCACCACTTTTAGAAAACGCACAACTTATAAATAACGCTCTTGAAAGTAATGATAGAACTGCTATTTTAAATACATTGGAAAGTGTACCATCAGATATACTTCAATCGATACCAGGTGGAGAAGATACTTTGTCAATGTTTAAAAGTTCTAAACTTAAAGAAAAGGATATAATTAAAGCAAGAGAAAATGGAGCGTTTACTCAAATAGAAAATTACTTATCAGAAACCGCAACAGGTGAAAATGATTTAGAACTAATGAAATCATATGGAAAGATTTTAAATTTAACAAAACAGGAGCAAAAATGAACAAAAATAAATTAAAAAATATAATTGAATTAATTGTTCGTAAAGAAATCAAAAAACAATTAAGCGAGATATTTATTAATGAAGATAAAGAAATCAAACTATCAGAAGCGATTTCTAAACCTACACCTAAAAAGGTAGTCAAGAAACAACCTAAAAAACAATACACAAAAAACAAAGTGTTAAATGAAGTATTGAACAATACAAAACCATTGGGTTCATCACAAACAGATGAATATCCTACATTAGGGGGTGGAGTATTAGGAAGTGATAATATGGCAGATGTATTGGGTTATGGAGATTTAGGTATGGGACAGAATAAAGAAAGAGCGAGAGAAATGGGAGCAGTTGACACAATCAAGAAAGCAGGTGTTTCAGTAGATGCAGTTCCTGATGAAGTTCAAAATGCACTAACTCGTGATTATTCTGGTTTGATGAAAGCAATTAATAAAAAGAAATCAGGTGAAGGTGGTTTCAGACCATAAAGGTAAACAATGGCAAGAAGTGTAAGAGAAATAGATAGAAACGAAGATAAGAATGTTGGAATAGGATTCCCACTTGACTATACCGATACTGAAGGTTTTTTTCGTAAAACGAAGACAGTATTAGAACAGTCAAGACACAATCTAAGAAACCTATTATTAACTACACCAGGAGAAAGGATTATGCAACCAAACTTCGGAAGTCAATTAAAGTCAATTGTATTTGAACAAGGACAAGACATACCGAACAGAGTTGAAGAAGTTGTTCGTTCAACAACCGATACCTTTTTACCTTATATTAATATAATCAATGTATTCACCGTACAAGAAAAAAATGAAGTCAATGTACAAATTGAATTTTCCGTACCTTTAAATCCAGATACGATAGAAACATTAAGCTTTGACTTTAGAATTGGAGAATAAAAATGTCAGACTTTGGGACAAACAAAAAAATAGTAAAAAAAGAAGTAAATTATCTCGGTAGAGATTTTACAGATATTAGAGAAAACTTAATAGAGTTTGCGAAAAACTATTTCCCAAACCAATACAATGATTTCAATGAAGCATCACCAGGTATGATGTTTGTTGAAATGGCATCTTATGTAGGTGACGTATTAAATTATTATGTAGATAATCAATTTAGAGAAACACTTTTACAATTTGCTGAAGAAAGAAAAAATGTATTAGCGATTGCACAATCATATGGTTATACACCAAAGTTGGCAACTCCCGCTACCGTAGAATTAACATTTAGTGTTGAAGTACCATCAAAAGATATAGGTGGTAATGTATTTCAACCAGACTTAGATTACGCTGGAGTTTTAAGTGGTGGAACAACCATTGAAGCTTCTAACGGAACTACATTTACTTTATTAGATGACATTAACTTTAACTTTTCGGGTTCATTAGATACGATGGGTGTTGAAATGTTACAACCATCTTCCGGAACAAATCCTACGAATTACAGACTTACTAAAAGGGGATTAGCTGTTTCTGGTCAAAGAGAGTCAGAGTCATTTACTTTTAGTAATGCTAAAGAGTTTGATAAAATAGTTTTATCTAATGATAAGATTACAGAAATTATATCAGTAACGGATAGTGATGGAAATACTTGGTATCAAGTTCCATTCTTAGCTCAAGATACTGTATTTGATTCTATGGAAAATACAAGTCTTAATGACCCAAGCTTATCATCATATCAAAACGATACACCTTACTTATTAAAGTTAATCAAGACATCAAGAAGATTTACAACTTATGTTAGAGAAGACAACAAAACAGAAGTAAGATTTGGTTCAGGTATTAGTGATAATGCAGATGAAGAAATAATACCAAATCCAGATAATGTGGGTTCAAGATTAGGACAAGGTGTATCAAGATTAGATGAGTCATTTGACCCGACTAATTTTATGAAAACAGAAACATTCGGACTAGCACCAAGTAATACTACATTGACGGTAGTTTATAGTCACGGTGGTACAATAGACCATAATGTTGGTTCAAGAACTATCAATTCATTTTCAAGAAAGTCTTACACGATATCAACTGAAAATTTAAACGCTACCTTAAGAGCTGCATCAGAGGCTTCATTATCAGTAACTAATGAATCACCAGCAACAGGTGGTTCTTCTATGGAAACTATATCTCAAATAAGAGAAAACGCTGCAGCATACTTTAATGCACAGAACAGAGCCGTAACCAGAGCAGACTACATTACAAGAGTTTATTCATTACCACAGAAGTATGGTAATATATCAAAAGCTTTTGTTGTTCAAGATGAACAATTAGAAGAGTCTGGTCAATTACAAGTTATTGATGGAATAGCACAAAGAGTCAACAGAAACGCTGATAATATAAATCCATTTGCTTTAAATATGTATTTGTTAGGATATGACTCAAGTAAAAAATTAGTAAGACTCAATACAGCTGTAAAAGAAAATTTAAAACTTTACTTATCACAATATAGAGTATTAACGGATGCTATCAATCTTAAAGACGCATACATTATTAATGTGGGGGTAAAGTTTAATATTATTGTTAAGAGAGGATTTAACAAAAATGATGTATTGTTTAGAGCAATACAAAAGGTAAAGCAATTTTTCTCTACTGATAAATGGCAAATTAATCAACCAATTATATTGAGTGATTTAGCATATCAGATTTCATTAGTGGATGGGGTGGTATCATTAGTTCCACCAGAAACCAACAATCCTAATAAAGATTTAATTTTAATAGAAAATAAACACTTAGTTACAAACGGGTATGGTGGAAACATATATGATATAAATTCTGCATCAAAAGACGGAGTTATATATCCTTCATTAGACCCAAGTATATTTGAACTTAAATTCCCTAATACAGACATTGAGGGTAGTGTGGTAGGAGATAGATAATGCATTATTTTGAATTTGGAAAAAGAGACACAACAATTTATTCAGGTGGAACAACCAGTTCTATCAATACAGGATTAGATGAAATATTAGAAATTAATAAAGTTGTAAGTGATAATGGAAATGTCCAAAATGTATCAAGAGTATTGATTGACTTTGACTTATCTTACATATCACAATCTATACAAGACGGAAAGATTCCTTCTACTACAAAATATTATTTAAATTTATTTGATGCAACTTCAGAAGAAGTTGAAGCAGAACAAAGTATTTTTGTATATATGATTAGTGGTAGTTGGAAACAAGGAACAGGTAAACTTGACCACACACCAGTTACGAGAGACGGAGCTAGTTATCGTTATCGTGATGAAGAACAATCAACACCTTGGGTTACAGGTTCAGTATTGACTGACGGAGGTTCTTGGTTCACTTCACAAACTGGTCAATATAAAGTTAGTTCATCTTATGATTTAACTTTTGACAAAAAAGATATTAGAGCAGATGTTACGGACTTAGTTAATAACTTTGTTTATTCATCATCAGTTTATCCAAACAACGGATTTATTATAAAGAGACAATCCATTACACCAACAGATTCTACATTCTCATACAATTCAGGTAGTGACACTACAAAAGATGAAGCTAGTTCAGATAGATTAGGAAACCTAAAATATTTTGGTAGAGAAACACATACAATCTATCCACCTAAATTGGAAGCAGTTTGGGACGATTCAAGTTGGTCAACAGGAAGTTTATCAGGATTGGGTTCAACAGATTTAGAAAGTCTAAAAGTTTATTTTAAAAATTTAAGAACCGAATATAAAGAAAACTCAATTGTTAAATTTAGATTAGTTGGTAGAGAGTTATACCCTACTACTACATTTGGTACATCACCAGCAGAACTTAGTGTAAAATATTTACCAAGTGGTTCTATATTTTATGAAGTAAGAGATGCTGATACTGAGGAAGTAATCATACCATTTGGTAGTGGTTCAAAAGTTAGTTGTGATTCCACAGGTAATTTTTTCAGAGTTCAGATGAACGGATTCCAAGCAGAAAGAAATTATCGTTTTTGTGTTAAGGTCGCTAGTGGTAGTGGAACAACTGATGAACAAATTAATTTCTATGATGACAATTATGAATTTAGAGTAGTGAGATAAAATGCCTTACTTACCATCAGACGCAGCTAAAAAATCAGAACTATATGATAATATGATTAATGCTGATAGAAATGAATATCAGTCATTCATAGAAGACATTACTAAGAAGTCAGAAATATCAGGTTCAGTAAACACCAATGTTACACCAAGAGATGAAAATGGTAACTTAGTATCATTTGAAAGTAATGTACCAGGAGTTGCACTTGAAGAGAAATTTCAAGAGGTGAGATTACCAAACACACAATATTTTTTTAACGGAACCTTAGACTCAGAATTTACATATTATGGCCAACCCAAAGACCTCGAAGACGATGATTCAGGTGATGGTGATACTGGTGAAGAAGATTCAGTTGATGATGAAGTTGTAGAAAGAATTCTTACCAATAGAGATTATCTTGTTGAAGTTGTTAGTGAGATATTCGGTGAAGACTTAGACGAATCTACATCAACAGCAAAACTAAATGCTAAACTACAAGAGTTCTTTTTAAGTGAAAGAAAGAGATATAAGTTTGTTAGAAAAAATGAACTAAATAAAAATGCCGAAGGTTGGGAAGAATTTAGATTAAATAAAAAAAGAAATGTCCGAGGTATCAGTAAGAAAAGATTTAAAGAAATTAAAAAAGATTTAAAGAAAATGAGATATGATGAAATCATTGAAGACCATTTGTACAGAACACTAAAAGGTCAAGAAGTTTGGTTAAAACTTGGATTTCCATATGTTATAGATAAAAACATAAAGAGTTAAGATGGCAAAAGAATACGGATTATCACAAAAAGAAAGAGACACATTTTCATCACCTACTCGTATATATAGTAGTTTTGGTAGAGATACCACTAACGACTTTTTGATGTTACACGTTTACGACACAGGTGGTAATTTGTTAGTCAATAAAGTTTTAGCTTTAAATGAAGTTGATTTCATAGATGAAGGAAACCACATTGATATTAATGTTGGTCAACACCTAAGAGATTTAGGATTTCGTGATGGTGAATATGATGTAACTTATAAATTTTTAAGAAGACTAGCAGGTAGAGAACGACCAATATATGTTGATTCAAATGGTATAGTTTACACTGGAGAAGTTAAACGAATCGTTGATGAAGGTAAACCAAGATTTTATAAATCAAAAGGAGATAATACCAATAGTGCAAATTTAGAAGAACTTTTTGTTAGAGAACAGAAATACAACATCACGGACATTGCACCAGATAGAGATGAGTTTATATTAGAACTTGACAATATGATATCATACGAACCATACAGAAATGAGTTTGTTGAAATGGGTGAAACGATTCAATATTCACCAACAGGTAGAGCACAATTTGATTCAAAAAAACTAGACATAATGGAATTTGAAATTTCCGATACTGATAGAGGTTTTACCCAAAATATGGTAGGAGCTCAAATAGTTATTCCAAGTATGTATAAAGTAACTGGATTAGAAGACTTTGATAATTCAGATTTACCAGATGATGATACCGAAGATGATTCTACTGATTCAACTTTCCTTGATGATTATAATGTGAATGGTGAGGTTCCAGATTATTCAAATTCACAATTAATTTGGTATATACAAAATGGTACTGAAGAAGAACAATTTGCAGCTGATGGTGCGTTACAAGATAGAGCACAAGATATAAGATAATGATTAATAAAACAAAACCAATAAGGTTAAATTAGTATGGCAAGAGCTAAAGGAGAGTTTCCTAACTTTGATGTTGGAACTGAAGAGTCACAACAAGGTAAGGGTAAAAAAACCAGTTCACAACAAACGACAACCAGAATGATGTCAAATGTTGGTACTGGCGGTGGTGGTGCCCAATCACCATCAAACATAACTACTCCAGGTAGGTCTCAAGTGAAGTCAAATATACAATCAATATATTCACCAAAGACTACAAACCCAAAGACACAAGCTCAATCAGTAGTTAGTTCAACATCTAATACAGTAAAAACTATACCAAATACACCAGTTGCTTCAACTTTACAATTACCTACACCAAAACCAAATACACCAACTGCACCAATTAGAACTATACAATCTATTGGTGGATTACCAGTGGAACCATCAACTGAAGGTGTTTCATCACAAGGTCCAGCTGTAGCATATGATGAAACAGCTCCAAGTAATATTGTTCAAGGACCAATGTTTAAAAATTCTCAAACAAATGTTAGACCAGATGGTGTTACTGAAATTCTCGGACCAGGTGGAGTAGTATTGGAAGAAATAGGTCGAGACGGAAAAATAATTTCCGACCCAATAAAAGACGCTGGGTTTGACCCAATAAATCCACCAGCAAGTATTCAAGCATTAAGAGATGAATTTTCACAACACGTATCAAGTGGTGCAGATGAATCTGGAAAACCATTTTATGTTTCAGAAGAAACAAAAGCAGCTATGGTTGCTGACGGGTTAGGAAATAGAGCATTAACTGAAAGCGAACAAGCAGAAAAAATTAAAAATAATCCTTCGTTGTTAAATATTGCCGGATATCAAATACTACAACAAGATTTAATTGAAAAGGGATTTCTACCTAATGGTAGTGAAGTTACAACAAAGGGTGGTAAAAAAGCAAAAGAAAAGATTATTAATCCAAAGGACATTGAACTAAATGCTCAAGATTATGTTGCAACTATTAAAGAAGTTTTAGATTACAATCGTATTAAAGTTTCATTATCTTACAATGATGGAGTTGATTTATACAAACATAAAGGTGAAGACCAAGTATCAAATAAATTTAAAAACACAAAAGTAAATTATACAAAGAGTAATATCAATAGATATAAAACATATGCTAAGGTTGATAACGAATACTACTTGGTAACAAATAGTAAGTTAGGTATCGAGGGTAAACAAAGAATTATTAAAACTAAATCACCATTATCTTCAGATGTTGAGATTGGTGATAAATTTACATTAGTAGAAAAAAGATTACCAAATTATTCTGAAAGAGTTAGATTGGTACCATTTGAATCAACACCCAATGACGGACTATTTTTAAGACTACCAAACTTTAATTCAGTAGATAATCCAATCAACTTCAAAGGAACTGGATATCAAACACATACAGGATTATTAAGTGAAAACGATGACGACACCAGAGATATTGAAAGACTTGTATCTTCAGGTAGTTTGTTAGATGTTCAACCAAATATTGATTATCAAAAGACAACATCAAATTTAAATTTTGAGGAAGACGATACCGGGTTTGGAAACTTTATTCATTTCTCAAGTGCAGAAAGAAGACTTAGTAATTTTAAAAAGAAATTACAATTAATCGAAGGATATACATCAGATAGTTCATCCTTATCACCAGTATTAAGTTCATTATCAACTATACAAGATATTGAGAAGAAAAGGCAACGAGTGAAAAACTCTTTTGACCCATATGAGAACTTCTTATATTATGAGGCTACATCTTATGCAAGTTCATCAGACGGACAATTCCACGATACAAGTTGGCCTAAGTCATCTTCATTTGATTCTTCTGGTAAACAAATAAACTACATTTTAGATTCAGGAGATGTTGATTCAACATTGTGGTATAACAATATGATACTAAGTGCTTCTGATTATGACCAAAGAAATATGAACTCATTAAAAAACTCTTTACCAGAACACGTTTATTCTGATACTCAAAACAATGTGTTTTTAGAATTTATGGATATGACTGGTCAACAATTTGATGAAATATACACATATGTTAATAGATTTACTGATATCAATAAAAGAGTAGATAAAATATCAGAAGGTATCTCGAAAGATGTAGCAAGAGAATATGCAAAATCACTTGGGTTAGAATTATTTAATGGTAATGATTTAGTAAATTTACCCGAATATGTATTAGGTAAAAATACAGACGGAACACCATTATACGAATCACCACAAGAAGAAGTTACGGAAAAGATTTGGAAAAGAGTTTTAGCTAACTTACCATTTTTTGTAAAATCAAAAGGAACTGAAAGAGCTCTAAAAGGATTGTTAAGTTGTTACGGAATACCGAGTTCTATATTAAGAGTTAGAGAATATGGTGGACCAGATGACGGAAACAGAGCAAGTTATGAAATAAAAAGAAAATTTACAAGAGCAACAGATTTTAAATCAGGACAATATGTTAAAAGTAAATGGGATGCTTACAATGGACTATATCCAGACACCGTAGAATTTAGATTTAGAAGTCCTAAATCACAAGACCAAGTAATCTTACAAAAATCAGGTTCTGGTGCTGGGAGTGAAGGAAGTTGGGCTATATCACTTGAAGACAATGGTTCATCAGATGACTATGGTTACTTAAGATTTACCATTAGTGGTTCAGACGGAAGTGTAAATTACATTACATCATCTTTACAAGAATTCTACAACGATGATATGTGGTCAGTTATGTTGACAAGAAAGTCATCAAGTGGTGTAGAACACGCATCTGAACTTACGACCTTTACTTCAAGTTATGAATTGACAGCAAAACAATATGATTCAACAAGAAAAAGAATTGTTTGGTCAACATCCGAATCAATGGCGGTGACATCATCAACTATGAATGCAGCATATACTTCATCAGGACACATTTACTTAGGTGGTGATGGTAATTCATTTGGAACACAATTTAGTGGTTCATTAATGGAATATCGTTTATGGTCAGAACCATTGAGTTCAAATGTATTTGACAATCACGTTCGTTCACCCAAGACTTACAATGGTAATAGCTATTCATCTTCTTATGATGAACTATTAGTTCGTTATGAATTAAACGATAATAGAAACCTTACAACATTTGGTGTAACGAGTTCGGCACATTTAAAATCATATGAACAATATTCAATAGCTACTGATGGATTTACAGGAAACTTCTCAAGAACATTAGTAGACCAAGAAAAATTAAAAGTTCCTAATATCGGTCCAAGTCGCAGAAATGCAACAAAGATTAGAATTGATAATTCTTACAAACAAGGAACAATATTTAATGATAAAAGAGTTCTTTGGGAAACACCATCAATAGATAAGTTTACAAAAGATGACAATAAATTAGGAGTTTACTTTTCACCAAGTGATGTTGTAAATGAAGATATTATTTATAGTATTGCAGATTTTAATTTTGATGATTATATTGGTGACCCAAGAGACCAGAAAAAATATTTTTACAAAGATTTAAGACACATTAGAAGAGAATACTTTAAGAGATATGTGGGAACTAATAACTTTTGGGATTACCTAAGAATATTAAAATTCTATGACTCAAGTATTTTTGATGCATTGGAATCATTGTTACCAGCTAAAGCAAATTCAACACTCGGTGTATTGATTGAACCAAACATTTTAGAGCGTTCAAAACAAGTAATAGGTAGAGATGTTGAGTTTGACAATAAGTATTTTGAAAATGCAGGACACTTTGATGAAGGACTTAAAGTAACAAGATATATATCAGGTTCTGATGATAATTATTTTGAAACAAGTGGTGAATACACAACTTACAATGGTGAAGTCAATCTCGCATATTTTGATACCGGTTCATCATTAGGTTTCTTAAATAATCGTTCACTTGTTAAATTAGATACAATAGATAAGAAAAGTGAATATGGAAGTTTATATGCAACAGCAAGTGTAACACTCGGGGGAACAAATACTATATTTACCGAAACACTGCAACCTAACATTACAGCTTCAAGAGTATCAGAACGAAATCAAATACAAAGATTCTTCTATGCAACACCAAAAGATGCTTTAATAAACAATCCTAATAGTTCATCATTTGAACCAGCAGAATTTCAAAGTATGGCATATGATTCATCTTTATTCAGATTATTTGTTGAAGGTATAAAGATTACAAGAGATAATTCTATTGATGGTGAGGAACCAGTAATAGTTAATGAAGTTGCACCAACATTATTAAAAACAAAAGATTCAGAAGTTGTTAAACTGAAAGTAGAAGGATAAAATAACAATGGAAAATTTGACTTTCTTATATTTATTACTGAATAAGAATAGTTATAT